CAGATGGACCGCGCCCGGCTCGCCGGCTACCGGTCCAACCTCGATTTCTATAACGGCGCGCAGTGGTCTGAACGGTCCCGCTACCGCCAGCTCGTATTTAATTACGTCAAAATCGCGGTGGACAAGGTCACGAGCTACCTGATGAACGAACTGAATTTTGCATGCGAACCGGAGGCGGGCGGGTTGGGGAACCCGTCAATGCAGGGTAAGACCGAGAACGCGGGCGGGACTAAAGGCCCGCCCCTACAGGAGATGGCCAAGAGGGCTGAGGAACTGATCTACCGCGTCTATGATCAGAATAACTGCTCCGAACTGGACTATACCACCGAGATAGACACCGCCATACTGGGCGACGGATGCTACAAGGTCACCTGGGACGCACCTGAAAAACGTGTCCGCATCACTGCCCCGGATGTAAACGGCATCTTCGCCTGGTGGCAGGGAGACGATATCACCCGCCTTTACCGCGTTGCTTCACGGTACCAGCTTTCAGCCGACGAGGCGGCCGCGCTCTACAAGCAGAAGATCAGCAGGAAAAACGCTTCGATTACCGAGATCTGGGACGTGAAGGAGTTCATCCTTTACCTGGATGATAAGATCATCGAACGCAAGCCCAACCCCTACGGGTTTATTCCCTTTATCATCTTCCCTAACCTGCGCCAGCCCAAGCAATTCTGGGGACTGTCCGATATACCAGCCCTGCGCGAACCCCAGCGCGAGCTGAACCGCGCCCTCACCCAGCTTTCACGCATACTCGAGGTCTCGGGCAACCCCATAGCCGTCCTCGAGGGAGTGGAGCAGTCCGAGAATATACAGGTTGTCCCGGGCGCGGTCTGGAACGTGCCTCCCGATGCCCGGGCCTACCTGCTGGACCTTCTTCAGGGCGGCGGCATACGCCTGCATATTGACTACATCGACCTGGTCTACCGCACCATGCACGACCTGTCAGAATCGCCGCGCGCATCCTACGGCGGCCTTGAGCGGGATCTGTCGGGCATCGCCCTGGAAGTGGAGCTGCAGTCGCTGCTGCAAAAGGTGCGCCGCAAGCGGCTCATCAGGACCAATGTCTACAGGCGGCGCAACGAGATGGTACTGGCCCTGCATAAAAAGTTTGCCCGCCAGGACCTCACCGGCGTGAGCCAGCGCATCCTGTGGGGTCACGTACTGCCGCAGGACCGCGCACGGGAGGCGCAGAACGAGCAGCTCATGGTGCAGTCGGGCATACATTCGAGGCGCACCGCCATGGATAACCTGGCCGTCCGCGACCCCGAGGCCGAGTTTGAGAAATGGATGGCCGAACGCAGGCGCATCCTCGAAATGAATAGCGAGTTTAAGGCGCAGCCCGCCTACGGCAAAGCGAGAGAGAGAAGCACGACCGCGGAGCTGGATGCTGCGCTTTGAATACAGGAGGATATCATGAACGAAGAAATCAATATCGAAACGGCCGAAACCGAACGTAGGGGCGTACCTTCAGGTGCACCCGAAACGGGCGGGTTTAAAACCCCGCCCCTACACACTGTGCCCGAAAAAACGGGTGAACCCTTGAAGGAAAATGTCATTGCGAGGGACGAAGTCCCGCGGCAATCTCATGGCATTACACCGGAAAAACAGCATGGAGAAAAGCTGGCCGAACTGGAAACCGCCCTCGGCGAAGCCAAACAATCTCTGGATGCCCGGGCCGGCGACTGCGACCGGCTCAAGGCCGCATTGGACGATGCCGTGAGCGCCTACCGCAAGCTGGCCGTAAGCACCAGCCCGCTCTATTCCGACGATATCATCAGCGGAAGCTCGGTCGAGGAGATCGACGCCTCCATCAAAAAGGTCAACGGCCTGGTGAAAAAAATGAGATCGTCGCTCGAGGCCGAGCTCAAGGACCTGACAGTCCCGGCCGGCGCACCCGAAAGGTCGGCACCCGACCTGTCCGGCCTGTCGCCACGGGAAAAAATCAAACAAGGCCTGGAAAAGAAATAAATATATCACTGTTCGCCTCGGGGTGAGGTGATAAAGGAGTAATCTATGGCAACACTTTTAACCGAAGCCGCCAAACTTTCTAACGACGTCCTCTACCAGGGCGTCATCGAGACCATCGTCAAGGACAGCCCTCTGCTGCAGCTCCTGCCGTGGATCGAGATCCAGGGCAATGCCCTGACCTATAACCGCGAGCTGTCCCTGCCATCGGCGGAATGGCACGCGGTGAACGATGACTGGACCACCAGCCCGGCCGTGACCTTCACGCAGAAGACTGCCACGCTGGCCATACTGGGCCAGAACGCCGACGTGGATAACTACATCCGGCAAACACGGTCCAATATACAGGACGTCGAATCCGCCATCATTGAGCTCACCGCCAAGGCCATCCGCCACGAGCTCGAGGATAAGCTCATCTACGGCGATAACACGGCCAACCCCAACCAGTTCGACGGCATGGTCAAGCTGATCAATACCGGGACGTCCGGGGACCAGCTCATCGCCGCGGGAGCCACCGGCGCCACGCTCACGCTTTCCATGATCGACCAGCTTATCGATGCGGTCAAGGGAGGCAAGCCCGACCTGCTGATGATGAGCAGGCGCTCCCGCCGCAAGATCATGGCGCTGGCCAGGGCGGCCGGCAATAACCTCGAGGTGGGCAAAGGCGCACTGGGAGAATTCGTCCAGTATTACAACGGCATACCCATTGCCGTCAACGATTTCATCAAGGATACGCATACGCTGTCGGGCAGTGTCGAAACCGCCTACACCGGCGATATCTGCTCCACTATCTATTCGCTGTCCTTCGGCGAGGATGGCCTCTGCGGGCTTACCGACCGCGGCGGCCTGCAGGTCATCAGGATCGGCGAGATGGAGACCAAGGACGCCTCCCGCACGCGCATCAAGTGGTACGTCAGCCTGGCCCTCTTCTCCAATATCAAGGCTGCCGCGCTGATCGGCGTAAAGGACTAAATAAATCGTAGGGGCGTACCTTCAGGTGCGCCCGAAGACAGGGGCGGGTTTGAAAACCCGCCCCTACAAAAAACATAAGGAGTAAAAGAAAATGGCATTTGCAGATCCTGGAATTGGCAGACACGTTATCTGCGGCCCCGGCCCGGCCGCAGCCACCGTCACCCTCGCGGCCGCCTGTGAGGAAGGCGATATCCTCGGTTATTCAAGCGGCTGGAAGCTTGCCCTCGCTACCGCAGCCAGTGTTATAGGAGGGCAGGTTGTCGCCCTTAAAAAAGGCGCAATCGGCGCACTCATCCCTGTTGCCACCGTTTGCGTGGTCACCGGTTATTCCGGAGGCACGCCAGGCGGACTTATCTACGTCGCCGAAGGTTCGGCCAGCGGAGATGTTACCGATACCATCCCCACCACCCAGGCCGATAATATCACTGTCATCGGTGTATTGCTGGATGCAGCCACCATCGCCTTTAACCTGACCAACGTACAGGTAGTCCACGCTTAGGCTTAAAGGAGTGACTTACCTTTAAGTAGCCTCCTCTGAATAGTGGGAGCGGCCGGCCTTACCCTCCCGGCCGCTCCCCAAGTGATAAGTTAATGATGAGGTGATGATATGCCGACAACTTATTTAGCAGATTTAGTGGCGCAGCTCCGCACCGACTTGGGAGATCCGTCGGGCGCTTCCCCACGCTGGTCGGAAGCCGACCTTCAGCGTGCTATTGCCCGGTCGCTGGCTGCCTTTTCGCGGCATCACCCCTATGAGCAGAAATCCACCGTCGCCACCGTGTCCGCCGATTATGCTATCAGCATCGCTTCGCTTACAGGCCTCATTTCCGTTGATAGGCTGGAATTCCCCGTCGGCGATAAGCCGCCCACATTCAAGCCCTTCTCCATCATTCAGAACACTCTTTACATGCAGGAGCTGGGCGATACCTCGAATTGCTATATCTACTGGTCAGGCGTTCATACCTTGACGGATGCTTCCCGCACCTATGACACCAAATACAGCGACTTAATTGAGCTCGGCGCCCTGGCTTTTGCCCTGGAACAGTACGCTGATGCTACCCTGGTAGGTAAGATTAGCACCGCCCTGGAGGCCGCCAATACCGCCATCGCCAAAGTATCGAGCAAGGTCACGCTGGCAGAAACCGCTCTCACCAGTGCTGCCGGTGTCGCCACCGACATAGCCACGCAGCTCACCAGCGCAAGCACGCAGCTCACCGCTGCTATTGCCGCCCTTGCCTCCGCCATCTCCACGGCCGGTGGAAGCATTGACGCCACTATTGCCGCCAAATTGACCGACGTGGCCACCCGCATCACTTCGGCGGGTACTTCACTCATGGCAGCCACTACAGCCCTCACCGCTTCAACCACACGCATCGGAGCTGCTGTCACGGATATGGCAAGCGGTGACGATTATATCCCCACCGCAAACACAGGCGATGACCCCGCTGGCAAGTGGGCGACTTATGCCGGTAAGGATATTGATGCTGCAAATTCTTATAACCAGCAGGCCGGCGCTTGCATACAGCAGGCCTCCGAATATATCGCTGCTGCTCAGACAGAACTTGCTCATATCAAAGCTCTTGACGATAAGCGAAATGCCTATATCGCTACCGGTGCGCAGTATATCGCAGCCGCTTCCACCTATCTTAAGACGGCCTCTGAATTGAACCTTAAACGTCAGAGCTATATCCAGATAGCAGGCCGCCATCTTGAAAGCGCCAACTCGCACACCCAAGAAGGCTGCCAGCTCCAGCAGATCGCAGACGGTTATAAGCTGGAAGCCGTAGCATTGGCAGCCCAGGCGAAATCAAAGATGGCCAGTTTCCTAAAGGAAATCACCATAGGTTCAATCACCAAGAAACTCAAAACCTTTCAAATGTCAGTAAAGGAGTAATTATGGTCCGTAAAAAAACGTTGCAGGGATCTCCACAACGAAAAACGTCAAATCCGAAGCTAAAAGAAACTGCGGCCGCAAAACCGC